CTCCCACGCTGGACGCTACGTCGAGCCTTTTACGGAACGCTTGAATCTGGGCACGTTCAATACCAAAGAGCCACCCTTGGCGCATTCCGCTTTTGTTAGTTGTAGTTGATATGTTTCATGGTACTGGCGCCAACTAACGGGAGCCATGTCCATGAATGACAACTCAAGAGGTGTTAACACATTGAGACTGTCTAGGTATTTTTCGATGTACTGCTGCTCTTCCACACGAATGCCGTACAATTCCTCAAACAGCAAACGCGTTCCGATACCAGGCTCAACCTCCAACCTAATATCTTCATCTGACAAAGCATTTAGCAAAACCTGCCTCTGGTACATATCTAAGTCACGCCTCTTCTCGATGAAACCACGAACATCCATAGACTTCGTAACACGGAGTCCATACTGCGCGAGCTTCCCAATAATAGGGCAACCAGGATACTGGTGTGCCATTGACAGGGCCTTACACCTCAATAGTAGCTTTTTCTTATTACTACTGGCATTCAAATATTGCCTCGTACTCCATCCAAAGCTAGCACATACCTTGAATGGATCCGTGACGATTTGCAAGTCCTCCTCATCGAAAATGTTCCCACAGAAACCAGCTTCCGACAACTTGTCAAATTCCACCAACTTAATTGAACAACCAATTTTAGTAAAATCAAGAGTCTGTGGCGCTACCCCGACGAAACTGAAAAGTCCATCGTCCCCTTCCACAACTCCCCTCAATGGGATGGTAAGACCTGTAGCACGTTCCAAATTACAGACCACGTGATGCATCAGGGACAAATTACTCCACCCATTCCCCAGTGAAGTATTCATTTCCCCTGACATCCTTCTTGCTCTTATGAATGCTCTCAAATATTTGTTATTGACGCAGTTTTCCCCTTGCAGAACTTCCTCCATCAATGACAACATTTCTTTACCGGCCGGAACGTGTTGCAACATGTACCGATAAAGGACGAATTCATTATTGTCCATCATTAATTCGTCAAACAGAGCTTCAAATGAACTATGGTCAGTTTGAATATACCGTGCCCCTTCAGCATACAAAATATCGTACATGTACTTTGGCCGATCCTTAACCGGTACATGCTTAATGAACGCCTCACAATTATAAACTTCCTTTTCTATCAATTTGAACATCGGGCCGAACACTACTTTAGCGACATCATCGCGCGGATAGATACCACGCGCCTGTTTAAAGTCTACGTAATGCTCGTCCTTCATGAACAACTTGACTGTGAAATGGATTAAGTTGCCGCGGTTGT